AGCGTCTATTGGGATATGTGCTTTAACAAGAGCTTCAAGATTTTCAGCGGAAACATCCACGACAAATGTCCTTCTCCCTGCACACTTGATCTTGAAAAGCATAATCCACCGCGATACCTTCGCACATGGGAAGACGTATTAAACCCCAAAGGACCCCTGTTGCCAAGCCAAGTTGACAATATGCGGGAGCAGTATGCGGGTGATCCTTGGCGTTGGAAGCGCGAAATGGAATGCGCCTTCGTTGACGATGAGACCGCATTCTTGCCCAGCAGCCTTATAATCAAATGTCAAAATGAACAGTTACAGTTCGCAGCCTTTGAGGACACGATATCCGGAGAGTTTTACATAGGCTGGGACCTGGGACGAGAGCGCGATCACAACGCTGTCGCTGTCATACAAAAGTGCGAGGACTACATGCAGCTTATTCATTGCAAACAGTTTCCTTTAGGCACTCCCTACGTGACAGTTATGGCTTATATTAAAAGCATCTGCGATCGATGGAGACATGTGAGAGCTGTATACTACGACCATACTGGCACAAAAGGCATGGACGAAGAAATTAACAAAGCTGGCTTTCCAGGAATAACAGGAATAGACTTCACCAAACCCACCAAACATGGTATGGCTATGGCATTAAAACAACAAATGATGACCTCACGAGAAAGCGATAAAACATTATTACCAGCAGATGCAAGACGAAAGTTTGAGCTTCCCTTTGACCAGGATGTGCAGGCTGAGCTTAACATTGAACAATGGGAACAGTCTCCTGGAAGCGAAGTGTACACTTTCTCTCATCCGGAAGGCTCTCATGATGATCGGTTCTGGGCGATTTGTATGGCGATTCGCGGAAGTATGGAGGCTCCTCCACCTGGAAAGGGCGCGGGTCTCCTTCCACATTAAAGTGATTAGATGAGTTTTATAGCTGAAAAACTTCGGAAAGGCTTCAACAGCCTAAAGCAGGCTACAAATAAGTTCATTGCTCAACGGAAGGTTCCGCCAGAAATCAGCAAGCGCCAGATTAAAGAGGAAATTCCTGTAAGCTGGAAACAGGATGGAATGCTTTGGGGCTATGTTACACGGTATATGCTTAAGGGCTCTGGCGCAGGTTTCGTAACTCCGCCTTATACGGCCTACTGGGAACGTATCTGGGGCGCCGTGCCAATCGAGGACTTGCCAAAATACAAGGACTTGTACGCTTTCACACCTTATATCAAGGCGAGTATTGATGTTACCATTAATTTGGCGATAAGCAACGGCTTTGAGTTGGAAGGCGGAGATGACGCTGTCCGAGAATGGCTTAGCGATTGGGTTGACGAACACAACATTCTACAAACGCTTCGAATCATCGCCACGGATATGCTTGTGTTTGGAAGCGCATATTTGGAGCTTTGCCGAGATGAAGACACAGGTAAATTCACGTGGCTTAAGCCTTTGGACCCGGTTCACATGCGGGTCCGCCGGGATGCTTATGGAAACGTTTTCGGCTATATTCAACTTCTAACTTTTCCGCCTGTCGTTTTTGAGGCAAACGATATTGCTCATTTCCGTTGGGGAGCCAAGAGCTGGTGGTACGAATTTTCTTACGGCATAAGTTTGCTGAGACCCTTGCTAAAGATTCAAGCACTTATTGACCAGTTTGAAGATGACATGGCTATAATTTGTCACATTTACGCTAAGCCGATGCTCGTAGTAAAGGCTGGAACTCCTGAAAGACCTTTTAGCGACGCACAGTTGGATGCGCTTATTGGAGCCTTAAGCGGTCGTGGACCCGCAACAGACGTTTTCGTGCGTGGAGACGTAAATGTTGATGTTGTTCCAAGTTTAACCAAGGATGTTAATGTGCAGTTTTGGCTTGACTACCTTTATAAACAGCGTGAAGCCGTCCTTGGCGTTCCAAAGATATTTTTGGGTGAAAGCGAGGGAACAAACAGAGCCACAGCCGAAATCGTCATGCAAGAGTATGTCACCCGCTTGAGGATGCTACAGGAACTATTAGGCGATAAACTTGAAACCGACCTTTTCAAGCAACTTGTTCAGGGCGAATTTGGCGAAGGAGTTGAGGTTCCACATGTTAAATGGCGTCCGATTTGGGAGCCGACAGTTGAGGATAAAGCCAAGTTTTTGGGTGATTTGGTGGAGAAAGGCATCATTCTACCAGGTGAGGCGCGGTCGCAGTTAGGCTTTCCCGAAGAGTATCCAGAAGGGGAGCCTATACCGAGCATGCCTACTCCTACGAAAAAGAAGGAGTTGAAGCCTGAAGACGTCGCAGAGGCTGTGGTTAAAAAAATAGGCAGAGGCGAATAGTTATGCCCGGGCTTGAAGAAGGAACCACAGTCTTCAGATATAGAGTCGCTGACCCATCACGGTTTGACAAGTTTAGGGTCAAAGAGATCACGGAAGGCGTGAAAATAACGCTTGGAAGGGTTAAGGGCACAGACAGATGGGAAGTGCAAAACTACATGCTTGACAAGAAACGCTTCAAAAAGCGTGAACAAGTCCGCAAGTGGCTTGATGAACATTTAAAAAGCGAGATCCACACGCTTCTTGATTTTAAAGCTTGGAATGAATATCGCAAGAGGCTGTTGCAAGCCTACTTGCAAATTTCACAGGTATCAGGTGAAAAAGAATGAGTTTTGTAGCGAAAGAGTGGGATACAGCATACATTAATGACCTACCAGATTCCGCATTCGCATATATCGTTAAAGGCGAAAAAGTAGAAGGAAAAACGGTTCCAAGAACAAACAGGAATTTGCCACATCATAAAATGAACGGTGATGTCGATTTGCCTCATCTACGGAATGCTATGGCTCGTGTAACACACACAAACCTCACAAAAGAACAGCAGAAACAAGCACATGATCATCTTTTGAGGCATTACCGAGAGCTTGGTATGGCTCATCCTCCATGCTCAGTGCCAGGATGCAAGGGCTACTATCCGCAAGAGAAGAAGAGTATGCTTGAAGATTACGAGACGTTCCGTGCTTGGCAAGAGGCTTTATTTAAGGCTCATGGAAAAAGGATTCCAACTGTTTAAGGTGGTTTTGCATGACTTGGGCTGGTGAATCAATCTATAACAAGCTTGTCGAAATACTCGCTAAGCTTACTGGAACCTTAACATATTCAAATGCGACCATCACCAAAACCGTTGAGACCCGTGATGCTGATGGTTACATATCAAGCATCGCTTATTATGCTGGAGTAACACTAAAATTCACGTTGGCAATTACACGGGACGCAAATAAAAGAATAACGCAGATTGAGAGGACTTAATTTGGCTATTACTTATGATACTACAAACAACATTATTACTGTTACAGGCTACACAGAAGCGGTGCCATGCACTTTCAATGATTTGTGGCTTGCTGACAAAGCTGGTTTAAGACAGCTTTTAGCTCCAACTTCAGCGGCAATGGATTTAAGTTTAACTACCCAGCCTAAACCCACGGATAAGGTTGCGCTGAAACTGAATTTGATTATTACGGGCTTCAGCGTGGCTGGCTCGGTTACTTTAACTGGAAAAGACAAGGATAACGTGGCTCAAACGGAAACCATAGACATCACGAGTGCTGGAACGTTTGTTACTACTAAGTGGTGGTTGAGCATTGATGCTTTAGGCATAGACTGTACGGGCACTTATACGATTGAAATAACACAAAGTCAGTGGGGTGTGGTTTGGAAGACTGGGACAGTCCAGTTTAAGTTTGACTGCAGATTAATTATTGGAGACGGAACAACAGCAACTTGGTTGAAGGACACTTTAAAAGAAGTTCACTTCTATGACTTGCCAACCAATGATGCTGACGTTGTAACTGTTATGGCAAATGCTTACTTTGTGCTTGGTACGCTTGTGGATGAGAGTCTAAAGATAACGAAGGATGGGTGCGACTTATATTTTCCCGGCACTAATTGGAGAGAATATTTTAACGCAAATTATGGTTACACTTACTTATATTCATGTTCGCTTCATTTTGCAGGAGGGCCACACTTTGAGACAGGAGATGGCGTTAGAGTGTGGAACTGTCTAATTGACGGAGGCGAGCCGTTCTCACGAGGCGATTGGTACAATACAGTTTTGACGGAGATTCAGTGGCTGAGGTTGAAGGGCGGAACTCTTAATGAAATTAGCATCTTGACAGACGGTTACATCGTTGGCTTCTATTACAGTCCAACTTGCACAGTCAAGAACTTGCTCGGTTCGACAACAGGTACTAACTCTTTTGATGTTGCAGAAGTCTTAAACGAGACGCTTTATGCCATAAATTTTGACTTAAACAAATGGACGTTCAATTGGGAAACGAATGTTGCTGGAGCGAAGATTTACCGTCAATACGAGTTTGACTTAACCGTAACAGACAAAGACAACAACCCCTTAGCCAACGCAACAGTCACGTTAAAAGACAAAGACGGTAACACAGTATTCACAGTCACAACCGATGGAAACGGAGCAATCACCACGCAAACCGTCAGCAGAGGCTATTATCAACAGAGTACAGGTAATACTCTAAACGAATACAGCCCCCACACGTTAACAATTTCTAAAGACGGGTTTAAAACTTATATAAAAACCTTTACGCTGTCGGAAAAAACAAAATGGCAAATAAAGTTGTCTCCGATAGTAAATCCAATTTTTGTTGACGGAAAACCAGCATTGAACCTCAGCGAAACAGACTCAGAAAACGAATTGTATGCGACGGTATAAGGTGAGATAATGGTTCTAAGCTTTGAAGAAAAAACAAATTGAGATGAAATAAAAACATGCAGTTGCGTTATTTTGTTCCTTTTAAGGCTCAAGGTGGCGTTTCGACAGAAGACGCTTTGAAAGGTAAGCTTCTCAACATCGAAGGTATCGCCGTCGATAGTTCCGTCAATGCTAATAAATGGCAAATCCCTTTTGAAGACCTTGACTTTCTCACAAAATCTCTTGCGGGGGCTCAGCTTCGTGTGGACCATGCAGAGTCAGCCCTTATGATTATGGGTAAAGTCGCAGAGGCTAAACGTGACGGCGACAAGGTGCTTTTCCGAGCTGAAGTTGGTGAAGAGAAGCTGATTGAGAAAATACTACGAGGATACGTTACCCATGTGAGCGTTCAAGTGGATTCTGAAGATGTTGAATGTAGCAAGTGTAAGAGGCCTTCACGGAAAGAGGGCGTGCTTATCCACTTGTGCCCTGGAGCCTGGGAAATAGTTCACAAACCCGTTGTCCGAGAGTTAAGCATTGTTGCAAGCCCAGCTTATAAGACAACGGAGTTTCAACCCGTAGGCTTTTTCGCTGCTATGAATGATGCTCAATGGGATGCCATTGTTAAATCCGTAACTGATTCGCAGTCACTTTCTAATAAAAGTGATGATGTGGGTTCTAACCGAGAGGTGCAAGAACCTGAAAAGCAAAAATTAGAAGCAAAAGAGGTGAAGCATATGTCCGTTAAAGCGGATAAAGATGCTTCTCCACATCAGGCACAAGGAGTCGTAAATGTCGCACCAGGCGAGACAGCACCGAAACAGGTCACTTATGAAGATTTTATGCAGCAACTGACACAACTCGAAAAGAAAATCAGAGAAACGCCAAGTGCATCAGAAGCCGAAATTGAAGCTTTAGAATCGAAATACAAGGCGCTGGAAGCAGAAATCGCTAAAAGAGCCAAGAAAAACATTCTGAGCAAGAAAATAAGCGAGCTTACAAAGCAACTACAACAGCAAGAAGAAGAAAAAGGCGAGGAACAGGGCGAGGAAGCAGAAGAAGCAGAGGAAGCGGAAGAGGCTAAGGTTCCGAAGGCTGAAGCCGAAGCCAAAAAAGGCTCTGGAAAAGGCATTGTTGCGGTTGACGAAATCAGCAGGGACATGCTTGGCAACTACGACTGGTTCAAGGATTTGCTTAAGGCTCACAAGAAGCTTGTGGGTTTCCAGTAAGGTGATTTTTAATGAGTCTTACTCCTGACGCACGTATAGCTGGAAACATCTATAGTATTCCAGGGGATATTGTAAGCTTTGCAGCAGGCGCACCCATAACTATGGGTCAACCCGTCAAAATAACCGCAGACATGACAGTTTCACCAGCAACAGCAGTAACCGACAAAGCTATCGGAGTAGCCGTGACAAACCAAGCAACCGTTGGCAAGCAAGTAAGTGTTCTCATGGGTTGCCCAATCGTCTACATGACTGCAAGCGCAGCAATAGCGGTTGGCATATATGTTGCTGCAACAACGGGCGGTCAAATTGTGGGCGTTAGCACTTTCGGCACATACTCCTGCCTTATCGGCGTTGCTGTCGAAGGTGCT